CGGGGCGAGAGCTTATAAGGGTAAAATACATTATTATTTTCCGATTACGTGTTCTTACAACATGAAATCAATCAACTCGTATTCGTTTACCGATTTTCAAGCAGACCTTGAAGAGACTGGTAAGACGCATACACACGCGGTCAGGAGAGATCCTGAGGTTACCTATGAAGATACTTTTGCAAAGAAGGAGCTTATAAGTAGATATCCCGTATTATACGAATCTGTTATCAGTGGATGGTCAAGAAGCTATTACACCGGTTCAGAGCACATGAAAGCAATCATGCAATACGCCACACCCAACATTAACTACGAACAATGTGACACCGCGGCTTACAACCAAGCGGCGATCAATGTTCAAGAAAGTTTACGTAGCCTTCCAACTGTGAGGGCATTCAGTGTTTTAGATCAACTCGATCTTATTCCCTATGAATCGTCATCAGCGGCGGGTTACGACTATACAGGCGTGAAAGGTCCACTTGGTGGAGAAAACCATGACAGGGCAATTAGACGAGCAAAAGCAACACTTTGGAGCGCAATCGCACCAGACGGTGAAGGCATTGAACATGTCATTCGCACTTACGTTGCCGATGTTGGTTATACACGCACACAGCTAACGGATCTTCGAGAGAAGACTAAAGTTAGAGGAGTCTGGGGTAGAGCTTTTCACTATATCCTTTTAGAAGGAACAGCGGCAGCACCACTCTTAGAAGCGTTTACCAATTCAAACACGTTCTTCCACATTGGAGCAGACCCAACAGTTAGCGTACCAAATCTACTGTCAAACGTTAAAGCACGATCAAACTGGCTTACAGCCATAGATTGGCAAGCTTTTGATGCAACAGTGAGCAGATTTGAAATTCATACAGCATTTGATATCATCAAGACTGTTATTCAATTTCCTAATCCCGAAACAGAACAAGCGTTCGAAATTTCGAGACAGTTATTTACTCATAAGATGTTAGCAGCGCCAGACGGCAAGATTTATTGGATACACAAAGGTATCCCATCAGGAAGTTACTACACTTCAATTATTGGTTCAATCGTCAATAGATTGAGAATAGAATACATGTGGATTCGGCAGTTTAACCGCAGCCCAATCGTATGTTACACTCAAGGCGACGACTCTTTAATTGGTGATAACGACCTATTTAGTCCATCGGACATGTCTCTTTTAGTTAAGCCACTCAACTGGTTTATCAATCCTACGAAGTCTATGACATCAAAGGTTCCCGAGTACATTCAGTTCCTTGGACGCACAAGTTCAGGCGGCTTAAATCAACGCGATTTAAAGCGATGCCTCCGTTTACTAGTTCTCCCGGAGTACCCAGTTACATCCGGATCGATCTCAG